ACAGCGGATACATGTATTTAGACTTCCGTGGCGTTCGTCATCCCCAGAAGTCTTTTGCGATATCTTCATCCGAGAGAGTCCAGCGATCTCCATCCTCGGTCCACGAGACCGTGGGTTCGTCGCTAAGATATCCCACAAACGGTTCATCAAGTGTGACAGGTTCGTATTGATTGATGAGCAACTTCCTCATAGACAAGCCCACATAGTCCTCAAATCCTCTTTGTGCGGTTAACCACCCCAACAACACCAGCGTCATTACACAATCGTCATGGGCACCCTGTTCTGCTCTATAGTTATGTCCGTGTGCAACGAATGTTGTCAGTTCTCGTAATGTCTCATAGTCATAAATGAGAAGCTGGTCCTTCTCAACCATCGCTCGTAGCGCAGCACAGCCAATACGCTTTGTGGCTTGTGTCTGCCGCAATCCCATCCGCGACTTCACATGAAACCCACCAGCCAACATTTGGCCGCGCTTGGGATGCATGCGCACGAAGAGAATATGCTCGTACTCTAGTTCCGCGTGTAACGTATCCGCGACAAGAATGCCAACGTCGTTGATTTCAATTAGCGTATATGCGTTACAATAAAACGCCGCAACATCACGCACAATCGGCGCAAATAGTTGTGGAGTAATATTGTTCCGTCGATAGACGGCGACTTGTCGAAACGGCGACAGCGACACGTCAAAGATATTTATAACACTATAATCCTGCTCTTGCCCCTGCGACACATCGATCATGGCCACATAGATATGCGAGGGATTTCCCTTTTCATCTGCACGAACCGGCTGTGCATAGATTTTGAGATCACCCCGAATATCGGTCGGTGTCATAAATGTCATTGACGCGAGCTTGTGCCCCGGTATGAGTGTGTTCGCACTACCTTGGAACGAGCATTCGAATTCCTGTTCCCAGGCTTGTTCGCTGCCAAGGTTCTTCCGCATCTCCTCGGCCCACTCCTCGTCGCGCCCAGGCACATCGCGCCAGGTGAAACCGATGGGAAAATAGGAGTTGCGTTTCTCTTGTGCGTCGTTCCAGATTTTGTAGAAGAGATTGTACCCGTTTGGTGTGCTGACAATGAATAGCTTGGTGGTTTTACCTGATGATATCGTGGGGAACACCGATGTCATAAAGTCGCCAGCAATATTCTCTGGCACAAATGCAAACTCATCGAGGAACAGAATATTAAAGGTGTCGCCTCGAATGGCGCTGGCACTTGTACTCTCCGCACGAACGCGGGAGTTGTTCGCCAGCATGATGAGCTTCTGGTCCCACTTGAGAATCCCTTGCTTCAGAAAGTTTGGCAGGAGTTCGTAGGACTGCTTCAGCCGACGTAGCAGTTCGATGGCGGTGGATTCTTTGTTCGCGAGAATGCCGACGCTGACATCAGGACGAAAGAGAATATACCAGAGGAAGTAGCCGCAGACGACGACGGTTGACTTGCCGGACTGTCGCGAGAGTTTACAAATGACGAAGCGGTTGTCCTCAAACGCTTTGATGATCTCTCGCTGAAAGGGCCACATCGCAAACGGCACGATGCCGTGATCGACGTGGACAATCTTTACGTAGCTATTGATGAAGTAATAGACATCCTCCGAACACTTCACATACTCTTTAAGTTCTTTGTCGGTAAGCGAGACTTCGGCATTCGGAAGTGGGAGATTAGGATTGCCGTTATAGCCTGCATCGGAATCAAATGAATTCTTGGGCATTTATTCTTCACTAATATCTATGACCTTCGGTTCATCTTTCGACAACGTGCGTAGTTCACGCAACAGGTCGGAGGCGCGCCCCACAAATACGGCCTTTTCGATTGTTACACCCGAAGTCGATGTACCACCCTCGCGAGACTTGCGCGTATCTTCTTTGGTCTTATGGAGTGACAGTAATTCTTTATTCGCATTCACAATGGCGGTCAGCATCCCCGCAACGACCTCATAGGCACGCGCACTGTCGCCCGATTGTGCCAGTTCAATCGAGGTGACCGCGGCTTCGCGAGCCTGATCAATACTCTCCCGCACAACTGACCGCGCATAACCGAAGTCTTCTTCAAACGCTTCTTCCGCTGTCGCCGACGCAAGTTTGCCGGCCGGCGCGACACGCTGGATGGTTGTTGTCTCTTCCCCGGTTGTGAGTGCGGGGTCGAGATCAAGGAGTTTGTTCAACTCCTGTTTTTGGATTACTTGTCCGCGTTGCATTTAAGATGATGGGCTGGCCGACGGACTGACGGATGCCGACGGGCTGGTGGACGATGACGGGCTCCGCGACGCAGACGGACTACGTGACGCAGACGCTGACGGACTGATAGACGCACTCGGACTAATCGATAGCGACACAGAACTCGACGGACTACGTGACGCAGACGGACTACGCGACGCCGACGGGCTGATAGAGGCCGACGGGCTGACGGACGCAGACACGGATGTTGACGGGCTCCGCGACGCAGACGGACTACGTGACGTAGACGGGCTGACTGATGCCGACGGACTACGCGACGCGGACACAGAACTCGACGGGCTGATGGAGGCCGACGGGCTGATCGACGCTGATGGACTACGTGACGCGGATGGGCTGCGTGACGCTGATGGCGATGTCGAGGGCGCAAACTTCCCCCAGTCTTCCACGATTGTGGTGACTGCTGCCTCTCTGGCATTGATCACAGATGTTTCTGCGTCCGATGGACTGGCGGATGCAGACACCGACACTGACGGTACCACGGTGATCGCAACATGTGGAGCCGCATTCGTATTCGGCGCGGCCAGGTCGTCGCTGTTTGAATTATACAGATCGACAATGACTTTTTTGATACGGGCTTTATCCTTGACCGGCCCGTAGAAATACACCTTCATCGAGAATTCTAAATCCCACACAATGATACGTCGTTCCTCAAAACTGCCTTCATAGTTATCTGTCTGCGATACGCTTTGCAGAACGATAGGCACAACATCCACTAACTCTGGACGGCTAGCCAATGGTTCCACCGCAATCGTATAGTTTGGTGTGAAGTAAGGCAGAATCTGTTCCACGATCTGCATGCCGTCTTGTTGCAGTTTCGTGAGGATGGACAGACCGACGGTCAGAGTATATGGTGTCCCGACATATAGACGCCCGCGGTCATCTGGCGATGTCGCGGCGTAGGTTAGTTTCTCAAGAGTGTTGAGTTTACGACTGGAGTCATAGGCTATCCCAGACATCTCATAAGAGAGACGCGGTACGACCTGCCCGACGCCACGAAGGAGGTCGGGGTCTTGCGTGAACCGCGTGAGCCAGCGTTCCTTTGGCCCATACTCTATCGGCACAATCTGTCGATAGACTTCGTCGCCAGCGGCATCTTCCCGTGTCAATGTGATGTTGTCAAACAACGATCCAAATGACAGAAGATAGCGCCGCAACAACAGATGTTTGAAGTGCGTATCCATCAGTCTTCTAACATATGCGTACCACGAGACTTCACCACACTCAGGGGGTTCCCTTGCAGGAATTCATTATCCGAGAGTGGGTCGTGAACGGTTGGTGCTGTCTCAGCCGCGGCTGTCACTGTGGTCCACTGTGCGGCGCTGGTATCTCCTTTGACTGCCGTGCTGCCTGCGAAAGTGCCCACTACACGTTGTACTCCAAGCACACGCGTCGATTCGGTCCATTCATACACCTCTGCGGACGCAGTCGCTGTGGCCAATGTCGTGTTCCCCTGATACACAGATTCGCCTACGAGATACGTGCCGGTGCCGCCGGCGTCCATCGTGATGTTGATGGTATAGGCTTCACGCTGCGCGACCGCGTCGATGTCATCCACATTTGTATCGACCTTCTCGTTGGTGAAGTTCATCAGTTCGCAACGTAGTTCATAGGTATAGAGTTTTCCCAATTGAAAGAGATGTTCTTTGTCTTCTACAAATTTAATCTCAAACAAATACCGATGGTCCTCACTCATCTGGATATAGATGAGGTCCGCTTCTCGCGGACGTGACAGTACTGTCTGTGCGGAGTCAACCGCATCCACGACCGCGGCGTCGAAGCGTCGCGTCGAAACGAGGAAGGTTGCTTGGTCTTGGATGTGTAATCCGAACTTGCTGATGAACTCTGACTGCCCCTGAAAGGACTCCAACGACTTGAGATACATCTCGACGGGATAGGTCGTTGTGAAGGCCGCCAACGGGTCTTCGCCAAGGAACGTATCCATGTCCACTACATCGCGAGGAATATAATGGACATTGTGACCATAGATTTGAATGCTC